TCAACACCCTTTGCCAAAAATTTAATTGGTTATACTTTTCCACAAGAAGTCAGAAGAACTTTTGCATTTAGATATAAAGCTAACTTTGGCAATCTTGTAAACAACACAGTACAAAGATTAATTGGACATGAAGTTTGGAAAACATCTACAATGAAAGAAGAAAAATGGGATAGAGAGTTTAATAAAATATTTCAAAATGAACTTGGCACTATAAACGAAAAGCCACCGGTAGATGACAAAGATAGATTTGCAAGAGAACAAATGATTGATTATGCGATTGATTGTATAAATGTAACAGAAAAAGTTGTTAAAGATATAGTCAAGGATGAAAAAATTATTTGTGAGTATCATGTTAGAAAAAAAGAAATGACAATGATAAAAGATATTTTAGGCAAGGTAGACTATCTTACAAAAAAATTATTTATAGAATTAAAAACAAAGCCACCAAATATTAGAAAGGTTAAGAACAAGGAAGAATGGACAATGAGTAGTCAAGCATTGCCAACTGAACCTACAACAGATAACCTTACACAGACTTCGTTCTACTATATGTGTACCAAGAAAATACCTTATTTAATTTATACAAATGATAAGGAACATATTATCTTTGATGAGACACATGAGTTAATGAAGAAAGACCATCTGGAATTTCTTTACTATAAAATGGTTGAGAAGATTTTACTTTGGGAACGTATGATTATGTTCTGCAAAGGAAGTCTGTCTGAACTTGCACAAATGTGTGAGCCACCGGATATGTATCATCCTTTTTATTATAATGATTTAGCACCAGAGCAAGAAAAACTCATAACTAATTTATGGGGAATAAAAAAACAACAATAACAACGAAAGGAAAACTATGTCTTGGTTAATATTAAAAACAAAAGTAGTTGGAACTTATACTTTTATTTATGCACAAAAAGTATGGGGTCTATTACCATTTTAAATAAAAACAACAAAAGGAAACAATGAAAAGAAATATATATCAAAAACTACATGATGCTTGTTTAAGTGCAAAGAGTGTCAAGAAAGGTGCAAAAGCAAATGGGATGCACTTTAACCCATTGCTACATGATGATGTACAAGCAGTTGCAACACAAGCCTTGTTAGACAATGGTTTGTATGCGACTTGTAATTATCTGACAGAGATTGTACCCAACATAAAACAAGTAATGGTCGTATGTACCATGAAAGTTTATGATGTTGATGATCCAACACAACATATACTTGTTGATGGATGTTCAGCATTTGGAAATTGTGATAAGTTTGGAACTGGTAATGCCATGTCATACTCACGAAAGTATGCGTTCCTAAATTTATTAAATCTTAAAACAGGTATCAAAGATGAAGATGGTTATGAACCATTACCATTTGAAGATTCTACAGAGAAATCTGTTGAAGAACCTACATACATGGATGAAACCATAGATGTAGAAGATATAAAACATGAACTTAAAAGTGCTAAATCTTTAAAAGATTTTAATGTGGCTAAAGAAAA